CGACAGCGGGGCAGAGGTTGAGTCAGGACAGGCCCGCCGGATGCGCCAGAACGCAGAATCAGCAACATTGCAAACCATCGCCAACAGTTCAGCAGAGATGCTTGAAATGGCCTTGAGAAATGTCGCTGAAATGGTCGGCGCTAATCCTGATGATGTCGTGGTCACACCGCCGCGCAACTTGCTAGATGCGCCAATGAGCGCACAGGATGTCGTCAATATGGTCAAGGCATGGCGCGAGGGCGGCTTTAGCTACCTTACGCTATATGAAAACCTACAGCGCGGCCAGATCGCCAGCGACGAGCGTGACTCGGACGAAGAATTAAGCATGATGAATACACCGGACTCTGATTTAGATTCAGAGGCCATTTAACCGCGAAGCGGACTATTACGGGCGATGCCCAGGAGACCTAGCCGATGGCTATTAAGACAATCGTAGATAACCTAGAAAGCGTTCCTGAAGGAATGCGAGAACTTTACAGCGAATCAGGCGACCGCTTTGTTTTGAATGTCGAAGGCATTGATGAACATCCGGACGTTGCTAACTTACGCAGTGCATATACGCGTGTAAAGGATTCAGAAAAACAGGCGCGTGCGGATCTTCAAGAACTGAAGAAAACCACGACGAGCCTGCCTGATGACTTCGACCCTGAATTATGGAAGCAGGCGCAATCTGGCGAATTAACCGAAGGTCTCGTGAAGGTTCGTAAAGAACTGGAAGGCCAAGTGGCTAAGTTGACAGAGGAAAACGGGAATCTTAAAACTTCCCTGCATGGCAACACCATTGATTCAGCGTTAAGCAATGCGCTTGAAGGCGCGAATATCACCAATCCAGCCTATAAACGGGCGTCGGTGGCATTGCTGAAAAATGCTGTGAAATTGGAAGGCGACAAAGTGTTTGTTGATTCTGACATGGGGCCGCTCGACGTAAATGATTACGTCAAAAAGTGGGCCGGTTCGGATGAAGGCAAATCGTTTGTAAGCCAGCCTAAAGGTGGCGGTTCAACCTCAGGGAATCCGAGTGTCACTGGCAAGCCCAAGACATTAGCAGACTGCAAAACTCTGGCAGAAAAAACAGAGTTTCATCGGTCAAAACTTAACCCTACTTAAAAGGATATAAATCATGGCTTTATCAGACATGACAGTATTCGACTCCTTTGCATATTCGTCTTTTACCGAGACGATTGCTCAGAAAGTCGAACTTTTCAACGCAGCCGCTCAGGGCACTTTGGTTTTGCGCCCAGCGCGTAATATTGGTGACTTTGATCAAGAGGCGTTTTACGGCTTAATCTCTGGCCTGGTTCGTCGGCGTGATGCTTACGGCACTGGCAGCGTTACAGCGGTTGATCTTTCGCAGCTCCAGAAAAACAGCGTGAAAGTTGCCGGCGGTTCGGTTCCAGTTCGCTGGACTCCGCAGCAGTTCTCATACGTTCAGCGCAATCAGGAAGAAGCGGGTACAGCGATTGGCGAGCAGTTCGCTAAAGGCGTGTTCGGCGACTACCTGAATACCGCCATCCTGTCCATTCAGGCTGCAATGACTGCAAATACAGCCATTGTGTATGACGCTGAAGACGGCACGCTAGAACTTAGCGATCTGGTCGCAGGCGCTGCATTGTTTGGTGATCGGGCGCAGGCGTTACGTGCGTGGGTTGTTCACAGCAAGCCGATGCATAACTTGTACGGCACCACTATTGCCAATTCAAACGACCTGTTCCAGTTTGGTAACGTCAACATCATGCAGGATGGCTTCGGGCGCGTGTTTATCATGACCGATTCGCCAGCGCTGGTTGCAGCCGGAACTCCGGACGTATACAGCACCATCGGCCTGGTTGAAGGCGGTGCAATGGTTGAAGATAACGGCGACTTGTTCACCAACATCGAAACGTCGAACGGCACAGAGAACATTCTGCGCACGTGGCAGGCTGAATACACCTATAACCTAGGCTTGAAGGGTTACAGCTGGGATGAAGCCAACGGTGGAGCGTCACCAACCGATGCTGAATTAGGCACCGGCACCAACTGGGATCAAGTAGCCACCAGCGACAAAGATACCGCTGGCGTAATGGTTACCTCACAGTAATGGAAAGGCTGTATTTCTACCGGACAAACCCGACAGAAACGCAGCGAGCAGAAGCGCAGCGTCTCGGAGCCAAGCTCCGGGATGCTCGTGCTGTTCGCAATCCCCCGTTTAAGCCTTGCGACGAGGCATATGGTGACGTGCCGGAGCAGTACCTACATTGCAAAGTTGAGCCGAAACAGGCTGACAGCGAACCCAAACCGGCCAAGAAAAAGGCCAAGAAAAAAGCCGCCAAGAAAAAGGCGCAGACGAAAAAGGCTGACTGATGCCATTAATTGTCGAAGACGGAACCGGCCTGGCTAACTCCAACGCCTACATATCGCTGGACGATGCTGATGCCTATTACCTAGAAACAATAGGCAGCGCATGGCTTCCAGATGACGAAGTCAAAGACGCTGCAATTATCCGTGCTGCCCGATACCTTGACGGCATGCGCTTTAAGGGCGTTCGCACCCGCAAGCGTGAGCAGGCTATGGATTGGCCGCGCTATGCCGCTACAGACTGCGACGGAACGGTGATACCAAGCAACCAGGTTCCCATCGAAATTGCGCGGGCTAATGCTTTGCTGGCATTCTTTGAAGCCGTAACGCCGGGCGGTCTTGACCCTAATGTGACACTGACCCAGCTCGCCAAGCGCGAAAAAGTGGACGTTATTGAAGTCGAATATCGAGACACGCAAGCGACCGCCGAAAACAGCCGGCCAATCATTACCGGCGCAATGGACTTGATTAAATGCCTGATAATTTCAGGCAGCCAGCGATTTATCCAGAGAGCCTGATGACTGGATTCAACTACACCGCCCTACGCGACAACACAGCGCAGCCGCTGATCGATCGCTTTGGTAAGGATGGCACCATAACCGCTACAACGTCAGACGGCCCCGCATGGAACCCCGGCGGCGGCACTGTAGTGACCACCGAGACAGCAGTGCGCTTGGTTCAAACTGAGTTCAAGGCTGAAGACCGAGCCGGAACGCTTGTGCAGGATGATGATCTACTGTTTATCGTTAGCACGCAGGGCAATCCAGATATCGGGCTGGCAAATACGCTTACCGTTGATGGCCAGGTTTACCAGATTGTCCGAGTGATGCCATTAGCACCGGGGCCCGTTACAATGTTGATTCGATTACACGTCCGAGCCTAATGAAAGACAACGTGACTGACATTAGCGCCGGAAATAAGCCAGACGCAGAACTAGCCCGCCTAATCGACGCAGTGGAAGACATGCGCGAGCAGCTAGAAGCGCGGGACAGCCGCCCAGAGGACATTAACCAGATGCTAGGCACCTGTCTAGCCGTCTACCTACTACAGAGGCTCTAAATGTCCGCTACAAGACGCCAGCTAATCCAGCTACTCGACAAACTTGAGGGGCCGATTCGTGCTGCGTTCTTGGCTGATGTTCTGAATATCCGATCACGCGCACAGATTGCAGCGTTGGAAGCGGCGATTGCAGCAAACGATATTGATGCCGTTATGCGTGCAGTCGGATTGCGTCCAGGCTCAATGCAGGATGTTCGCGAGGCCATGCGGAATGCGTACATTGAAGCCGGTGTATTTATCATGGCTGCCGATGTGCCTAGACGGTTCGGCATGACGTTTGATTTGAATAACCCACGAGCAGAGCAGTGGATTCGTGAGCACTCCAGCGCGTTCATAACCCGCATCAACGAAGAACAGCGCGAGAGTATCCGGGCGGTGCTAAATGAGGCACTGATCGCCGGACGCAACCCGCGCAGCACGGCGCTAGACATAGTGGGCCGCATATCAGCCCAAACAGGGCGCAGGCAGGGCGGCATTATTGGATTGAACGGGCCGCAGGCAGAGGCAGCACGCCGCGCACGCCAGCAGCTTGAGAATCTAGACGCTGCCTACTTTCAGCGCAAATTGCGTGACCGGCGCTTTGATAGCATGGTCAGAAAAGCCATTGAATCAGGTACGGCATTAACGCAGGCCAATATTAACCGGCTGGTCGGTCGCTATGAAGATCGGCTGCTGAAGCTAAGAGGCGACACCATAGGCCGCACAGAGTCTCTAAGCGCGTTAAACGAAGCGTCCGACGAATCACTGCGGCAAGTGGTAGACGAAGGACTAGCGCCGCGAGAGGCCGTTGAACGGATATGGCGGCACAGCTCCAGCAAGAACGAGCGGCCCGGTCATTTAGCGATGAACGGTGAAAGCAGGGGCATTGATGAGCCTTTCGTCAATCCTGTTACCGGCGCTGTCTTGATGCACCCCGGTGATGGGCCAGCCAGCGAAAGGGTTAGCTGTAGATGTTTGGTTGAGCACAAAATCGACTTCATTGCAGTAGAACAAGCCGCATGACCAGTTTTCAGCAGCAGGTGGCAAACTACACCAAGAAATACGAGAAACGTCTTCGGGCTACAGCGCGCGAGGCCGTACAGGAAACGGTAGCCATTGCTCAGACCCCTAGAGGTGCAGGCGGTCGGATGCGAGTTGACACGAGCTTTCTACGCGCTTCGATTGTGGCTGGACTTGGCCGGATGCCGAGCGGGCCGACTCAGGCCATTGAAGATGCAGCCTACAATTACACCGGCACGGCGGTTGCAGCCGCTTTGCTGCGGTGGGATCCAAATACAGGCCAGACGTTCTTTGCTGGATGGTCGGCAAACTACGCTCGCCCACGAGAATTCCGTGATGGATTCCTGCGCGGGGCTACCGAGCAATGGCCGAATACTGTGGACAGCGTTGCAAAGCGGGTTAGGCGCAGCATTTGATGATATGATTATGTGGCTAGGGTAATTCCCGAAAAGCCGGACATCCTAACCGGCCTGCCACACTTTTACAATTAGGACATTGAAATAGGAATCAATAACATGAACAATAAGATCACAACACCGCAAGAACACCGCGCCCTTTTGCTTGCTGCTATGGAAGCACTGCTTGAAGGCAGATTAAACGTACAGATGGCCAATGCGCTTGCTTCTATCTCAGCCGAAGTGCATAAAAACTTACGTCAAGAGTGGGATATGCGTGTTTATGCGGCTGAAAACCTCACCCTAGAACATGGTCAGGTTATAAAGATGATTGAGAACTGAGGTGCTGCTCGCGACAGCGCGGCACCTTTCAAGGGAAATCCAGACAATAGAAGATGCTCTGGGTTTTTTTGGCGAAATACAAGCAAGGACGCGGCCGCCTCTCGGGTGTCCTTTGTTGTTTTGTTACTTGCGACATATAAAGGGCCTTAGTTATAATTCATACGGGAATTTTGGCTATGCGGATTATTGCAGGCATGTTGCCGAAAGATTTATAAAGTCTCGGAAACTATCGGAAGGCGTCTTTGATTTGAAGCGCGGCGCAGATGATAACTTACCAACTGGCGAGTCTGACTGCTGGCCGGGTGTTATTTTTGGCACTGTAGAATCAGTTGTAGAACGACTTTACGCATACAAGCATGAGTTTACATCTAAGCCAACTATCAGAGCGCTCCGCCGTTGTTTTATTGAGTTTGATAAAGACGCTGAAATTAACGATAAGGCGTGCGTCTATGCTTATGGAAGATTGCACATAACATCGTGCGAACGATCATACACGTCAATTAGAGCATTGGCAGACAACGATCCTGATTTGATAAACAGGTTTGAAATGAGAAACCGATTCACTAACTGAAGATAGAAAAACTTTACTAAGCCCTCTTAATCGAGGGCTTTTTTTATGGGCGCAATAAATGTCAACCGATATTCTGACAGCATTCCTGACCAGACTACAGGCGTTCAACTGGACTCCAGCACTGCCCGTCATGTGGCCGGGTGTAAAAGGCGATCCGCCGAATACCGGCCAATGGCTTGAAGCGTCACTATTTCCAGGCGAGCCCACTAACCTAGCTTGGAACGCAGACAGTGCGAGCGAGGTAATCGGATTTGCTCAAATCATGGTCGGCTACCGGCCTGGCACTGGCGAGGTATTGCCGTCACAGATAGCGGATGCAATCATTGCCCATTTCCCAAAATCGCTTGAATTAGGCGGCGTTCGGATTAGCAAAGCACCATATCGCAGCCCGTCATTCGTGGAGGATGGAAACAAGCTATTTATACCAGTGACTATTCCTTATCGAGGGATTGTATAAACCCTTATTTTAAAGAGCTATAGCGCCCGCATTTTGCGGGTTTTTTTGTTAACACAGATGGAGTTTTATATTATGTCTAATACCAATATTGGTGGTACTTTTTCAATCTCAGTCGATTCTGATGACGCTACCATTCCAGTAGTTGCAAACACGACCCTTGATGCAACCGCATTCGGTGCGCTTACGTGGGAAGCGGTTCCAAACATGGGCACGCACGGCGACACCGGCGTTGATCAGAATATGGTCTCGTTCCCGACGTGGGATAACTTGCTTACCGTGCAGCAGAAGGGCGCGGCTATCGGCAAGACCTACGAGGTCATTTTCTTGGATGCAGCCAGCGACGGCATGACCGCGCTTCAGGCATCTTCTGCGATTGACAATAACAACAACTTTGCATTCAAGCTCGAATGGCCTGATGGTCGCATCGAGTACGGTCGTGGAGTCGTTTCAGCACCGGGCTACGGAAAGGGCAGCAACGAAGACTTTGCAACCGTTGCATTTAACATCGCAGCCAACCAGCCTATCGTGAAATCAACCGCTTAATCGGCTGATTGCGAACCAACAACAGCCCGCCACGCGCGGGCTTTTCTTTTCAAATTGGAAGATAACTAATGACAATCAATCTATCAGGCTTAGAACTGACCCGGCCAGAACGCACGATCAACATTCTTGACAAGGCAAACGAAAAAACCGGCCTGAGCCTTTTAATCCGGCCTGACACGGATGACGAATTTATCAAGGTTCAGCGCCGTGCTACTGACCGTTATTCATCCGGCAAAAAAATCAGCGTGCGCGAGCGTCGCGAGATTGGCGAGAGCCTTTTAATGGCGCGTGTAGCTGGGTGGGATTGGACGGGCCGCGCTTTGGAAGTGGTCGAAAAAGCACCGCCATTCAATGCCAAGAACCTCAAATCCGTCATGTACGAAAATGGCGAGCAGTCCGCGGCAATTCGTAAGCAGATCGCGGAGGCCATTGGCGATGACGAGGATTTTACGCAGAACGACTAGCTGCTTGCTGTGGCTATGTCGCGCATCAGATTAAGTTTGAAACGGTACGAAAAGACGGGCACACGCTGGCCGAGATTTATGAATCATTTGGCCAGCTAGTACCGGAGCCTGACGATCTACTGGAAGGCACTCAATACCTGATCGAATGGTTCTACCAGCTAAACAGTCGTCGCCAGCCTGGATTTACTGGGCTGGCACCGATTGACTATAAAGAGATAGCTGCCTGGGCAACGCTCAAGCGCGTGATTATCTATCCAGACGAAGTCGACGTACTGACCGCAATCGACAGCTCTTTTCTAAGTGCAATGCACGAACTTCGTGAAAACGACAAGGATTCCAAGCGATGAATATCAAAAGGATTGATCAGAAATGGTAGATATTGCGAAACTTGGGCTGTCAGTCGATTCTAGCGGATTCGTCAAAGCTGATCGCGACATGAAAGGCTTTAATCAGACGGCTGGACGCTCTGAAAAAGCCGCTGACCGCATGAACAAGTCGGCTAGGGCGCTTGGGCAAGGTCTTGGCCTGCTTGCGGCTGCATCGGCTGCTGTGGCGGCCGCTGGCGTTAAGATGGCAATTGATGCAGAGGAAACGGCCAACAAATTCCGAGTTGTTTTCAGAGGCTCGATTGTAGAGACTGACAAGGCATTGCGCGAACTTACCAAGACCATCCCTTCAACACAAAGCGAGCTGCGAGGATTTGCGGCTGGCGTTCAGGATTTGCTAGTTCCTTTGGGATTGGCCAGAACCGAAGCCGCCGGCCTATCTGTTGACGCTGTGCGTCTGGCAGGTGATCTAGCCAGCTTTAATAATGTCGGTGTGGATGAGGTTCTAAATGGTATCAAATCCGCTCTGGCTGGCTCTAGCGAGCCTTTGCGCCGGTTTGGTATTGACGTTCGAGAGGGGCGGCTTCAAACGCTTGCATTATCCGAAGGTCTTATCGGGTTAGATCAAGAATTAAACGGAGCCGCACGCGCTCAAGCAGTCTTTGCCGCTATTTCTGCTGATTCATCGGATGCTGCTGGCGATGCAGCGGAAACCGTTGACAGCCTTGCTAATGCGGTCAGGTTCTTGCAGCGCGACGTCAAACAGGTAACCGAAGAACTCGGAACGGCATTGCTGCCCGCAATCCGTGACGTTTTGACGGTCTTAACAGACACCGAAGACGGCATGAGCATGGCCGAGTCGGCCGCCCGCAAGCTGTTCAGCGTAATCATTATCCTAGCGCAAGGGTTCAACGCTTTGGCGCTAGTGTTTACCGTGATTGGAAAAGAAATCGGCGAAATAGCCGCAAAACTCAACCTAATGAGCGAGGCGCTAAAGATCGACTTTGAACTGTCCGATCTGGTCAAGCCGCTTTCTGCATATCGCAAGATTTTAGGCACGCTGGACGTAATGCCAGAACGACTCGATGACGTTGCGCGAGGATTTGTAGCAATCAACGAAGCTGCTGACGAGGATATCAGCCAGTCATATCAGAACTTCGGTGATTTGCTAGATGCGCTCTCGCAGAGTTTCAGCGATCTAAATAGCGGCGTTACTAGAGACCTTGAAGAAGTTGCTGGCGGGCTTGATGATGTTGTCGAGGCTATCGGCCCGACCGAAGCTGAACTGGCAGCGTTAGCAAAAGCCGCTCAAGAGGCCGCTGACGCATTATCAGCATTCCGTGACAGCAATGCAGACCTTGCCGCTGAATTGGCCGGGCCGTCTGCTGTAGCCGCTAAGAAATTCAATGAACAGGCAGCGTTAGCTAAAGGCTTTTTAGATGATGGCGCTATCAGTGCAAAAGAATATGCAGAATCAATCCGGTTGTATAGAACTGAGCTTGTTAGATCATTAACGCCTATTGAAGATGTAAACCAAGAATATGAGCTGACTCAGGAAATATTTGCCGACACAATAAACAGCCTGCAAGATGAAATCAACATGCGCGGACTATCTGGCGACGCTCTAATTGCCTACCAGCGCGAACTGTTCATCATAAATCAGCTTTCTCGCCAGGGTTCAGAGCTGACCGCAGAGCAAGCCGAGCAGATACGCGCCCTTGCAGGTGACGCATTCGACGCTGCTGGCGAACTTAAAGGCTTGGCCGGGGCATTGCAGGACTTTTTTGATACTGTCCTGTCAGAAGATTTAAGCCGTGCTTTGTCAGAATCAATTCAGCAAGGCATTCAGAAAGGCATTAGCAACATTAACGCGCAAGACGTTTTGTCCGGCGATTTTGACAAAATAGGTAAACAGTTAGGTCAAACATTAATGACCGAGGCAGGAAGAGGCATAGGGCTGGCTCTTTCTGGCGGTAACCCGCTTGTTGGTGAAATCGGCGCATTGCTTGGCGACATAATTGGCCAAGAACTGTTTAGCGGCGGCGTGGCTAAGTTCCAAATCAGAGGCAGTGACGCAACCCGCGCAACCGATGTCGGCACAGATACTACGCTAAACACCGCGCTTGGTGAGCTTAACTTTGCATTCCGTGATATTGAAGCGGCGGCACAGAAGCAGATCGAGCGGGCGTTTATCAACTTTGATACCACCATTGCATCATTCATACGCGACGAAGATCAGCTTGCACAGATTGATGCTGCCTTGCGCGAGTTCGG